AATTCGTCCCATCATCTTCATCGTCTATAAACTCACCACTATAGTATTTTTCCCTTGCTTCTTCCTCGTTCCTTGCCTTAATAGTGCAATAGCCATAACCATCATAAGAATATGATACTTTGTATGTCTTCATAGTATTTAATTATCAATGTACGCCGTCGCTTGCTACGACGTTGAGGATAAGTTCCTCATTGTTGTCTACCTATAATATAGATAGACAATATCAAGAACCAAACAGTTAAAAGATAGCGCGCAAAATGTGAGATGTGATCATTCCTAAGTAAAAACCGTCAATGGGAAACTGACCAGACAATGACCAAATAATAAAACCAAAAAAATCAAGGGCTAAAATAACAGATACCCACGTTAAAAATACTTTCATAAATAAATAATTAGTTAATTGTTAATTAGTCTATAATGTGCCTCTAGGTTGTCGGCTTCTATTCTTAATGCTTCTAAATCTTCAATAGTAAAATACTTCCTTCGGGGGTCGTTTAAGTCTGCATCGCATAACTTTTGTATGATAGCCTCAAGGCTGTTATATGGCATTTTTTTAGGGATCATAATGGTTAAAAATTAAGTTATATTAAGTAATAATTTAATTAAGTTGTCAAACTATATTATCCACTATAAATTAATTATTGTCAAATATACCTAAAATAAGAGAAAAAAACGACCTTTAAAATTATGTTTATAATTGTAATTATAGCACACTGGGTGGGCTTGTCAAGGGGTTATAATGCTTTTGTTTTGCGTAGTTTTGGAGGTAAAAAAGTGAAATTGTGGATAAGGTTTTTAAGTATATTTGACAATAATTAATTTATAGTGGATAATATGATGTTTTTTCCTTTATATTTCATTTTATTATACTAAAATAAAAAAAAAAGAATAAAAAAAAATATATTAATATAAATAAAAAAAACTGATAGGAAAATCTTTTTTTTAGTACAACAATTTTGATTATACAATGTAATTAAATTATTGTCAAGTAAGTTTTAATGTCTTTTTAAACTGTTGGAAATTATGCAACGAGGGGGAAAAGAATGGACGGGGAGAGACCGGATAATGGATGGGGGGAGATTAGATAATGGACAAAGAGGGGAGGCTTTAAAATGCTCTTATAGAAAAAAATAAGATAAAATGTAATAAAGTTCAGGTAATATAGCTAATGGGGCTTAAAATGCAGAATAGGGGCTAATAGTAGCAAGGTAGAAGGACAGTAGAGGTAAGATATAGAACCAATGAGCTGTTTGCGTGTGGTTTGTTGGTTGGTGGGGTAATATATTTTTAATTTTCGTTTTTGTTGGCTAAACATTTTTTAAATTTGTTCACTCATTTATTGGTATCAAACAACGCAACAAGTGTCATTATTCATATTATGCGACACATAAATTGATTAAAATAGCCCATATTCATTGATTAAAATGCTTAAGAGTCGCATAATGGATATTGTGCGACGCTTAAATGTGGGCTATTTTAATTTTTATAGAGTTCAACCCTTGAAGCAAATCGAACCCGTTGGAGAAAAAAAATTATTTATATACTCTAAAATTTTATACACCATTTTTAAAGTCCATTTTTTATGTTATAATTAATCTTGGCACCTATTTAACCGGACAATTTTTTTGTCTATTAAATATGTCTAAAGATCTAATAACCAAGGCCTTTGCTGACGCCGAAAAAGAGCAGCAAGAAGAAGAAATTAAGCGCATTAAAAATATCGTTCAGAAGTATTTAGAAAAAATTCAAGATACATCAGAACGAAAAAATAAATTGGATGAAGAGTTGCGTCTCCTTAAAAAAGATTTAAACGACCTAAAGGATGGTCGTTTGGATAAAATTAAGGAACGTTCTGAAAAAGATTCCAAGGCCAAGGAGGTTACTCTTATAATCATAAAAGAAATTGAAAAAGAGTATATCCCAATGAAGCCGTGGTATAGTCCATGGTATGTGGAATTAAAACCAGATTACAACCCCGTATTCCCCACCAGTCCTATTGTTTATAGCACTTCTACGGATTGTAGTGTTACTACCTCTGGTGATACCTTTGCCACATTCTCGGGTGGAACTTATACCGTCGGATCAAATACTATAAACCTCTAATTATTCTCTTTGTCTGGTTATTTAGGTGCCAAATGTCCCGCTCTACATCCAACCTCCTCACCCAACAAATCTTATCTTTTCTCTTTAACCATGGAGCTTTCGCCTGGCGTCAGAATACTCAAGGAACTTATGACGCAAAGCGAAAGATTTATCGGCCAGCAACTAAGGTTGGTGTGTCTGATATTTTAGGATGTTATAAATCAGTTTTTATTGCTTGCGAGATTAAGGTTGGTAAAGATCGTTTAAGGCCAGAACAAATTGGATTTTTAAAATCAATTCAACATGCTGGTGGAGAAATAATGGTAGTTAAGGATTTTAATGATTTTTCCGACCAGTGGAAATTAATTTGTCATAGAGTTGATTCTATATTACAATGTAATCATGAATACAAGATTCAAAAAAGGAATTATCCCATGGAATAAGGGTCTTAAAAATCCCTATGGTCCATATAAAAAGTATTTTTGTTCTATTTGCAAATCTGTTGAGGTTTTAAGAAAGGCTAAGTATTGTAAGAGGTGTAATACATTTAAAGGATTTGTTTTTTTTAAATGTGTTATTTGTGAGAAAGATGTTTTTCGGAGAATTACAACTGTTAAGCGATATAAAAATATATTTTGTTCAAGAAAGTGTCTTTATAAAAATGTTCAAGAACGACAAAAAGGAGAAAAATCTTGGTTTTGGAAAGGAGGATTAACAGACCAAAATAGATTACTCCGTAATTCTAAAGAAATAAAAATTTTAAAAAGATTGATTTTAGAAAGAGATGATTTCACTTGCCAAATTTGTAAACAACGGGGTGGAAAATTAGATGTCGATCATATTAAATCATGGGCGCTTTTTCCAGACCTTAGATTTGAATTAACAAATATGCGAACTTTATGTCGTTCTTGCCATTTGAAAACTGATACTTGGGGTTTTCATTCAAGTATGTTTATTCTACGCAAATATAATAAGTTGTTAAATTAACATAGTGTATATGCCCCGCACCCCTGAAGAAGCAATGAGATTGATTAAGAAGGAATTTAATCCTGATATGACCCCCATGCTTTCGGAAGATGATGAGATGGAAATTGATCCTGATAAGTTTATTAAAACGATTCATACTAATCGTCGTAAGGCTCAAGGATTACAATTGAAATATCCTGCCCCAACACCTGAAGGAGTTGTTAGGGTGCCTTCATATAAGTTGGCTTTGATTAAGAATTATGAAGATTTACCTAAGTCATTTAAACGAAAAACCTTAGCTATGTTTTCTGTTGGTGCAGGAGAAGCGGAAGTGCAAGCGAAGTTTAGTATTTCTAAAAGGACGTGGGATAGTTGGATTTTAGATTACCCAGAATTTGCTGAATTTATTTCTGTTGGCTTAACTCGTTCTCAGGCTTGGTGGGAAGATCAAGCTAGACAATATGTTAATCAAAGTACAGCTAAGTTTAATGCGGCATTGTGGTTTATGAATATGAAAAATAGATTTGGATATAAGGATCAGAGAGATATAAATGTTAAGGAGGAGAAGTTGATTGGATTTACTTTATTACCGGCGTTAAGAGATGATCCGCGATTAATTGAAGATAACTCTAATGGCCAGAACTAGAGTTAATGATCCATTATCAGATGGTCGTTTAGGGAAGGAGAAATCGGTTGCACATGATATATTGGAACGAGCAACAGCGAGGGTGAAGCAGAATATTTGGAAGCCACATCCGGGGCCACAGACTTTTGTTTTAACTTGTTTTGAGGAGGAAATTTTATTTGGAGGAAGTAGGGGTGGTGGAAAGACAGCAACTGGGATGGCGTGGCTTACTCGATGGACACATCATCCTGAACTTAGAGCGTTGGTACTTAGACGGAATGCTGATGATTTATATGACTGGATTGATCGAGCGAGTCGAATGTATGCACCATTAGGTGCGGTAGCAGTTGGAAAACCGGCGGAGTTTAGATTTCCGTCGGGAGCTAGAATTAGGTGTGGTCATTTGAAGGATGAGGATGCGTTTGAGAAGTATCAAGGACACGAGTATCAGAAGATGATTATTGAGGAGTTGACACAGATTGAGAGTGAGGAATTGTATATGAAGTTATTGGCATCAAATAGAAGCACTGTTCCGGAGTTGAGACCGCAGATGTTTTGTACAACGAATCCTGGAGGAGCTGGGCATATTTGGGTTAAGAAGAGATGGGGTATTCCTCATCAGCCAATGGAGTCAATTTTTACTTTTGATAAAGGGACAGAGCATCGTTTGATATTTGTACCAGCTAGAGTGACGGATAATCCGACGTTGATGAAGTCGGATCCACAGTATGTAAAATTTTTGGATGGATTACCACCTGAACTCAGGAAGGCTTGGCGTGATGGACGATGGGATATTTTTGCGGGGCAGTTTTTTTCTGAATGGGATGAGCAAGTACATGTGGTTGATCGATTTGATATTCCAACTAGTTGGTCGAAGATTAGAACAATTGATCCTAGTGGTAGAAATGGGAACACGGCTTGTTATTGGTTGACCGTTGATTGGAATGGGGATGTGTGGATTTATCGGGAATATTATGGGACAGGACTTGATTCGGATCAGCATGCGGAGAATATTGCAAAATATTCGGAAGGAGAGTCTTATCGTTATACGGTTATTGATAGTGCTGCTTTTCATAAGTTGGGATTACCGGAAACGACAGCTGAGATTTATGAGCGACATGG